CCAAATTATTTTCGTGGCTAAACTTTTTTAGTGGTGGATCAGATTTTATCACACATTCGCCACATTTACAATACTTTCTTACCCGACTCTTACTCATTGCTTGCGTGGTCAAATACGCTACATTTTCATAATTGTCAAGTTGTTTTTAGTTGGAATTACTACGCTAACACTTGCATCTTGTCAAGAGTGTTTATTTATTGGACGGTGGTGCCAATAATTATTCGGCCTTCTCGCTCTACACCTTCACACGGCTTCAGAGCTTGGTCGGCTATCTTTCTCAGATCGCAGTCCTCGGGGATAAACTTTAGCTTCACGCAGGCATCGCACAATGCGAACGGCTCGCCACACTCGTCAACCGACCGGTTATAAAACTGGTACAGCCCGACTTGTTTGCTGTGCCTCATGCTTTCCTCCCCATCCGTAGCATCTCCATGGGCGTCGGTGGCCGCTCTGCCTGTCGCTTCCAGAACGCCGTCGCTAGCTCTGGATCATACTCGACAGGCGTAGGGCTAGCCAACACGCCTACGGACGCCTCCAGAGCCATCCTGTTGCGCTCATGGGCCTTGTCTAGACGCCAACCCTTGAGCCTAGCCCATAGCTGGCCGCGTAGCTCGTACACCTCTCGCATGATCCGTGAGGCCTTGGCGTCGTTGGCCTTGCGCTTCTCGTGCTCGACTTGCATCGGTGACGGTTGAACCGCCGCCGCAGGCGCGGGTGTAGTGGTATTTAAAAACTCTCCCTTCTTCTCCATGACATCCATGTCACCCCCTCCCCCTAGGTTTGGGATGGCGTAAGTGTTGGGTTCATTATAGTTGCGAGCGACCTTGCGAGGGATAACGATCAGCTTTCCGAGCGCCACAAGCGCCCGTATGTACCGCTGCACCATGCGGACACTTCGCCTCATAGCCTTCGCCAGCATCCGTAGGGGTGGTTTGGTACACCCGCGCCGCAAAAGCCGCATGATGACCCGGTAGAGCTTCGACAATTGGGCATCTGGTATCTCTTCGTCTAGTACCGAAGGAACCGGCTCAAAGTCATACTCAACCCGCTGGCGTTTCGGTCGTAACCGCTCTGATGACATTGCAGTCTGGTGAAAATCTGGCGAAGGGTGGTTGACTTTTTGTTCAGGCGTAGATATATTGAGGGGCATCGTGGCACCTTTAGCGGGGTTACACATAAGTAGTGGCTCGAAAGACCGGCAAGTCTCCGAGCTAGGTTAAAAGCGATGGCGGAACCGGGAAACTGGTTCCGCTATTTCTTTGGGTCTGTACACAATGAGCGCCGATGAGCGCTGTTGGGGTGCTAACTTCACCCGGCCAAAGTATTGCCGCGTTGTAGAAGATAAACCCGGAGAAAAATTAAGTCCAATCAATGACATGGCGCGTGTCCTTCGCTCAAGTAAGGCAGGCCGGGGGAGCTTGAGCCTCCCCCAACCACTGCGCCGAGGATCAGTCGGCGTTTTGCCTAGGTCTTATCGCCCTCGCGATGAGATTGAGACAACTGTAACAAATTAAAGAGCTAAAGTGAAACTTTAAGTTTTACTAGGTTGGTTCACGCCCCGCTCTTGCCACCCTCATAGTTCCGCTGCACCTCGCGAATCAGCATCGCCATGCGAGCAAACTTCGCCCGGAATTGAATCGGGATGTCCTCCAGCTTTGTCACCGATAGCTGCATGTCAGGCTCGAATTTCAACAGCGCCGAGCAGTTGATACAAAGGGTGCAATCTCCCGGTTTCGGCCTGTCAAGGTCTTCGAGATTCGAGGCCCGGTCGAAGACATAGAAGCACACCGGACAGAACGCAGTTGACATAACAAACGTCGCCTCATTCGTCATCCTCGTCTTCGTCATCGTCGTCGTCCTCATCCTCGTCTTCGTCGTCTTCCACTTCGTCGTCCTCAATCTCTTCCACTTCATAGTCGGTCGGCATGTCAATCCTCCTTCTCATCGGGTCCGTTCATCTCCAGCCAAGTAGACACCACCAGAGCGTCGCCCACAATGATGTCGAAGTCACCATAAAGAAACAGCGCCGTGGCTGCAAGGTTCGGCGGTTTGTTTTTCATCTTGCCATCCTCATCAACGACCATCCACTTACGATCCTTGGTCCTCGCCACTTCAATGTAACCGCCTACGAGCGTCTGTAGCTCTTCGAGACTCCAGTTGACGCCGTTGGCTGGCGTGATGTCCTCGACCGTTCCATCTGTCCGCAAAAATTTCGCCATACTCTAAACCTCCTTCTCCAGTTCGGACAGGGGTGCCATCTCACCCCAAATCTCAGTTAGTTGATCCAGCGTCAGCAGACGATTGCGCCACTTAGGTTCCGGCACATACTCGCTTGGAATCGGTATCCCCCGCACTTCGCCATGAGGACTGATCCGCAGCCGCGTGGCTTCGAGCACCGCCGTAGTCAACCCATGGGCGAGCACGATCACTCCGCCCTTAAACTTTCCGGGTTCCGCAAACGACAGATACCACCATTCCGCCTGTATGTGCTCAGACCGCTCCTGCGCTACTAGCAGCCGCAGCCGCTCCATCTTCTGTTGCTCGTCCATCACCCACCTCCCTGCTCTCTTCCGCCGCCGCGATCCGGTTGGCCTCGTCCACCAGAGTAGAGACGATCCACGAGTTAAACGAAAAGCCTTTTCTACGGGCGACACGCTGGAGTTGTTTTAGCTCACGCTTCAGAAAGCGCACACTGTAAGACTTGTACACCGTACCGCGTGGTGCGCGGGGTGCATTGATCCGTTGAATAATTCTCTTTGGCATAAATCAAAATGTAGCATATTCTGGATACATAATGCTTTCAGACACCATCATCGAACAAACCGTCGCCTTCACCGTTCCCCACCTCACTCCCCCGAGTGTCAATCATTTCAAGGTACCGTGTGTCTACACTGACCGTTCGGGTCATAGACGTCGGGGCATGAAGCTGACGCCCGAGGCCAAGGCCTTCAAAGCCGCCGTAGCCATCTTCGCCCGAGGCCGCACCGTCGCACCCCTCACCAACCGCGAGCGCTCCAAAGTTTGTTATGAGGTGAAGGTTGACATATACCTTGGCCCGAATCAGCGCCTCGACGCCGACAACGGCGGCAAGCTGGTGCTCGACGGTCTGCAAGAGGCTGGAGTCATCCACTCGGATGCGTTCGTCGCTCCGTTCATCGTCACACCGCACAAGGATCAGCGCCACAACCCACGCACCGAATTTCAAGTCACCCGATTGGAGCCAAAATGACCATTGACGAACGACTAGAGGCCATCGCTATAAGCCTCGAACTAACAAATCAAACCCTAGAACACACGAGACAGGTTCTCAATGCGCTGGCCGAGTCTCAGGTGAAAACCGAAGAGATAGTAGACAAGCTGGCGCTGATTGCGCGGAGCCACAACGACAGAATCAACAGACTGGAGACGACATGATTGCAGCTATGGTGAACGACGCCGCAAACCTGCGTTCGATTCTTATAGTCGTCATCGAACCCGCCAACCTCGAACGGATGCGCCAAGCAGACCCGGCTACGCTCGAATCCGTGCTCGCCGGGGGTGCCCTCGTACCGCCTATGTTCCCGATGAACTTCTCCGTTCTCATCGCCTACGAAGAGGACACCGCCAAGCTGCAAGAGATGGTCAAAAAAGAGGGTCACGAGGCTCTGAAGTGGCTGGAGCGCGGTCGCAGGTTCGATCCCACCGTGGACGGCATGAAAAACGCCTTTGTCATCCCCCGCGAGCACGTCAAGGAGTCCGAATGAAGAGAATTAGAGTTTTCTGGTCGCCTTTTAGTCAGCGTTTTTACGCTAGCAGAGCCTACAAGGAAGTGAAGCCGGGAGTTGTCGAGATAACCGGCGAAAAGTTCGATGTAACGAACGACATAGCCTCTCATATCATCGAAAACAAAATCACATTCGAGAAAAAGGAGACTGATGAGCCTAGATAGTGTCGAAGTCTTCTGCGTGGTGTGTGGGACGGTGGTGCCAGAGGACCGTAAACGCCGCCGCTCGATCACCTGCAAGGATTCCTGCGCCAAGACGCGCAACGCCTACCTACGGGCCAAAGCAGAGGCCCGGAAATGTAAGTATTGCGGCCAGCCCTCCAACCCTGAAGAGCGAAAACTGTTCAAGCTCTGGCGTAAATCGTTGCGCGAACAAGCAAAGGTGGTGGTAAAGTGAACACGTCTCGGCCTAATCCCGAGCTAACGCCCCTGTCGTATGTCTACCGAGGCCTCACCCTCGGCGACCGCAAGGGCCAGCCCTGCGAAGTCTTTAAGGGCCACAACCCCACAAGAGTACGGATTCGCTTTGCGGACGGCTACGTCGCCGAAGTCCCAAAGTATGTTGTCAGGCAAAGACGGGGGGAACAATGCTCCTTATCATCGTCATCTTGCTCGTCGCCTTCATCGTCACCCCGCTCATCGACCTGATAACCGCCGAGCGAGCGCGGACCTTCATCAAAGCCATCGTTTACGCGGTGGTTTTTTTGTGGGAGCTATACGTCATCCTCGTAGCGAAGGGGGCAATCTGATGGACGCAGCCGCTAGAGCACTCGGCAGTAGAGGACAAAGACTCCACGTTCACGAGACCCACATCCGGCGCATCGCCGATGGCAAATTCCTCGTGACCCACGACCTCCGCGACCGCCATGGCAATCCGCCCATGGACGGCCAGAGCAACCGCCGCGAGCACAGCGTCGATAACGCGAAAGAGTTGGCCGCGCACGTCGAGGCCAACGCCCCGGAGGAAAGTCCACAGGAGGAAGCCGCCGAATCACCCATGCAGGAAGCCGCAGAGCCGGGTGAGTGAGGTGCATTTCAATTGGCGCAAGCTCCGCGATCCGCACCAAGAGCGAGCCGACAATAAGGCGTGGCGCTCGCAACTGACTGCGATGGTGCTCGAAGACGAAGAGTGCCGGGAGGACGGCAGGCGACTCTGTAAGACGCATCTCTTGGCACTCTGTTACGTGCTCGGATACTGCCTCATCACCGAGGATGTTCATCACGAAGCGCTCAACTACTTCCCCGAGGTAGACGACAACCGCACCGTCGAAGAGCTATGCGTGGGCGTCAAGCGCCGCCGCTCGCTGATGTACCCGCGCAACACCTACAAATCCACCATCGACCTCGTGAACGTGGTGCGCCTGATTCTGAACTACTACTTCACCATCGCCATCCTCATCATGTCCGGGGGCAAAGAACTGGCGTTCGCCTTCGTTGACCAGATAGCCAGCTTTTTTGTACGTCCCGACAATCGGCCCATGACGCTCTTTCAAGCGCTCTTTCCCGAGCTTTGCATCACGCGTCAGAAAAACTCCGGCGAGTTCACCGCAGCCCTGCGCAAGAGCGAACCCAAGATCATCGAACCGCTGGTGTGGGCCAACTCCATCGACTCGGCGACGACCGGATGGCATCCTGACGTGCTGATTCTGGATGACGTGAACAACAATCGGAACAGCAACAGCTTTACCGCCCGAGTGCGTATCACCAAGGCCTACAAACTCAGCCGCAAAATCCTCAAGCCCACCGGCATCGAAATGCTCATCGGTACGCCCTACGGACCCGGCGACCTGTTCAACGACCAACTGCTAACCGCTCGGCCCGGATCTTACGACCGCGTGTTTAAACCGGCGATGAAGATGCTCTCCGGCGAGCGTCTCGACGCCAACGGATTCCCCGCCGAGGACGAGGTTGAACTACTGTTCCCGTCGATCCTCAGCTACGACTTTTTGCGCGAAGAATACGAGGCCGATTATGCCAGTTTTCAGAGTCAATACATGCTCGATAGTTATGGTGCATCGGAGATTGTATTCGGCGAACGCGAGACCTTGGAGGCCATGGTCGATGAAGGCGACCTACCGATGGAGGGTGAAACGTTCATGGCGCTTCGCCTCCCATGCCGGTCGCAGAAGTGGGACAAGGTTTCGGGAGCGGTAGGCCTGATGCACCGCAATCGCATGTACGTCGTAGACATCGTGCAGGGCCACTACAAGCCGTCCGTGATGGCCAAGATGATCCACGACCTCGCTCGCAAGCACGGACTCCACAGAGTCGCCATAGAGGACTCTCCCGGCGCTCGCATCTTCCAACCCGCCATCGACAACTATGCGCTCTCGACCGGATGGCCTGTCCGCATCGAATGGCTCCCCTTCATCGAAGACGCAGGCGAGCGCGACATCCGCATCCGATCCATGGAAGCCCTGATAGCCACATCGCGCCTGTTGTTCTCGTCCGGCGTCAAGACCAAGCCGCTGATGACCGGCTTCGTGGAGTACGGCATGACACCAGAGACAGGCCTTCCCGATGTCATCTCACGGCTGGCCGACCACCTGCCTGTCAGCATCGCCAACGAAGAGGAAGACTCAGAGGACGCGTGGGAGATGCTGCGCCAGCGCGATCACTTCAACCTCGTCTATGGGCGCGGACCCTACGCTCCACCCGAGCCGGAGCCGGAAGAGGCCGAGCCGGAGCCGTACATCGAAGATCAGGAGTTCACCTCTACGGGCCTGCAAGTCTGCATCCCCGGACTGGAGTATTGACATGGCGAAGCATTGGATACAAAAAGCGACCGCGAGGATGAAGCGCAAAGGCACCCTCGGGAGCTTCGGGAAGGCCACGAAAAAGAAGATTGCAGCCGGTAAGAAAAAGGGCGGCAAAGCGAAGCGGAAGGCTATCTTCGCGCAGAATGTAGCACGAGCATCACGCAGTAAAGTAAGACGACGCACCACAACACGCAGCCGCACCAGATGATAGGAGGAAACACCATGGCAACCAGAAGGCGAAGGACTGAAACCCGCGAACCGCGACGCAGGCGCAGAACCACAGCCACCAAACGAGTACGCCGCGCCGTGGCCAGAACCGCAAGGCGCGTCCGAGCCGAGCGGCCACGCAGCAGACGCAGACGTGGGTAAGCGCAGGAGTGTGGACTTCAACGATGGGCCAACACACGAGCGCATGAGGCAAGCCACGCGCCCGATAGGGGGAACCGATGGAAAGCAAACGATACCCGCACATGCCCAAGCACAGAACGCGGGAGACAGGCAAAGCAATCGAACAGGCCAAAGACAAGGGCGTGCAGCGCCGTCGAAGGACGGCCAACGGCGCAAGGCGTAGGCGCTAGAAAGGAGGAAACCCATGGCACACGAAAAGATCACCCGAGGCCACGTAGACAGAAGGCCAGTAGCCCCGGCGAGCAAGGGAATACAGGGCGGAAGGATGCCCAACCGTTCGAAGACTGTGAGCGGAGCAATCAGCGGAGACAAACTGGAGTCGCATGGCGTCAAGCCGAACATGCGAAGCAAAATTAAGCCTTACCCGAAGTAGGAAATTTTCGAAAACAGTAAATGCAGATTATCGAAACCTTGTCTTTGGAGCGGTCCTTGATAAGTGCTTGCGTCGAGGGGGAGAGCCAACCACTCCCCCCACAGGCGCACGTAACTTTTACCGATCCGATGACGCCGCCATGGTCATCGCCTACGACAATCGTCAGAGGTTCGCCGGGTGGAATTTCCGCAGCGTTCCCGATGAGACCGCGTTCGATCATCTCGCCAAGCCACCTTGCTACATCGGGCCTGCCCTTGAGTAACGCTCGAATGGAATCAATCTCCGTTGGCATAGGGTTTCCAAAGTGAAATGTCTAAGACTCTTCCGAGTAGAAAAGCTCTCCAGCGTGGCGGGACGATGCAGGCCCACCACAGCCGCTTATGGCTGTGCAGCGCTTCGTCCTCGCTGGTGTAGCGGAGTTGCAATTGATCGTGCGGGAAGTGCTTGGCGATGTAGCGCTCGTGTTTCTCGCGTAGCTCTTTCTGCTCTTTCGTCTCTGCACCGGGGTGCAGGAAGCTACGCACACCACGCAACTTTTCTTCCCGGTCGCAGGGTGCGAACAGCATGGTTTCGAAGATGACCGGCGCTCGCATCGCGCCGAAGCTGAAACTATGATCGAGGCCAAGCCACACCGTCGATAGCCGCTCCCCGTACAGGGTTTTATTTTGCTGCACAATTTTGTACTTATTGTCTTCGAAGAGCTTGGCCCACTTCATCCACGCTGGCTCGGTCTCGTCATCAAAAATCGGCGATCCGTCACGGTAGTAGTGGCGAGGCCGCGAAGCCTCAAGGACGCTTGCCACCTCCCGCAACTCGTTGTCTATCTCACCCATGCCACCCATGAGCATACAGAAGATTTAAGCGAAACAATGGCGAAGGTGGTTTGTAATCGGATTGAAACGGGAGTATTTTTGCTCCATTCAACAGCGCTTTTCGGCAAGGCGCTTACGGTGTGCGCGGCAGCGATGGCCTAACTCCATCCGAACCCGCCGGAGTTTATCGGCGAGGGTATGTCTATGGGGGCAACAGCGCTCATTCCAGATGGTGTATGGAGTTCGCCGGTAGTTCCGCAGGACGTTAGCACACCTTCGGGATTCGTCGCCGATCCGAAGTACACCGATCCCGCCGTACTCTCCATTGTCGTACAGGACTACCAACGCGCTAGCGCTTGGCTTACTGACCGGATGTGGGTGCTGCATTGGCGGGAATCCGACACACTCTATCAATCCCCACGCACACAGGCGACCTTCGAAGGTTCCAGCGTGGCGCGTTCGAATGTGTCCCGATTCAACGTCGCCAAGCAAGTCAACTCTCTCGCCCCGGCAATGACCGGGGCGGTTTTTTCTGATACCACACCTTTCGAAATCCGGCCCCGGCCCAACGTTCACCAAAACTCGGCGCGAGCGTGGAAAGAACTAATCTCCATCCTGCTCGACATGTGCGACTTTAAGCCGGAGATGGGGTACGGCATCGAAGGCATGTGTAACCAAGGCACCGTCATCTTCAAAGGCGGTTGGGAAGAGTACACAGAGCTAGTCACCCACTACGAACGCAAGAGCGCTCCGGTCAAATTACAGATGCCGCTTGGCGGTCAGCCGGTCCTCGTCTTCACCAAAGAGTCGGACGAGTTTGAGGAAGTCACCGAAGAGGTGACGCGGAAACGGCCCATCTTCGAGAAGTGCGAACTTGGCACCGTCTATCCCAATCCGAAGTGGAACCGGCCTAACCAGATGTGGAAGTGCGGATGGGTGGTGCAAGAGCTTTACCTCAACTATGACGACCTTGTTAAGCTGCGCCAGAACCCGGACTATGACATCCCCGATGACGAAACCCTGCGCGGGATTTTCATGTTCGATGTCGAGCAAACGAAGAGTATCAGTCAGGCCACGCGCACCATGAGCGGCACCAACGCCGCCGTCTTCCACGCCGCTCCCGAGGATCAGGACGAGTGGACGGAAGATCCCCTAGAGAAGCCCATGCAGGTGCTCGAATGGTGGAGCAATGACACCGTGCGCGTGGTGCTGCAACAGAAAGTCGTCATCCGCAACGGCAAGCATAAGCTCGGGTGCATCCCCTACTTCGCTGCGAATTTCTGGAATATCGAGAACGCCGGGTGGGGCATGGGCGTGGGCCGCATCGCAGGCTCAGACCAACGCATCGACCAAGGCATCACCAACGCCGCCCTCGACATCATCGCCTTCGCCGTGCAGCCCGAGACCATCGTCGCCAGAGGCGCTAACGTTCCCACGCAGGACTTGCGACGGCGGCTCGGCGGCATCCGGCTGGTGGATGGAGCCGACGCCACCAAAGCCGTCATGCTCGTGCCTCAGCCCCAAGTACCCGCCGACGCATGGCGAGCGCTCTCCGTGTCGAACCAGACAGCCGACAACACCACCGGAGCAGATCAGGCCATGGTACAAGGCTCGCTGCCTCCACGCGGGAGCAGCATGGCGCGTTCCGGCACCGGAGCCGCCGCGCTCCAGGGCGCAGCCCAAGGCAGACTGCAAGCGCCGGTAGAGCGCATCATCGACGGCGTTCTGATTCCCTTCTTAAACTTCGTCTGGTACAACGTGAAGCAGCGCATGACGGTGGCGGAGATTCGCGCTCTGCTCGGTCAAAATCTTACTGATGCGCTCATGGTGGACTTCTACGACTTCCTCAACGCAGACCTGAAATTCGACACGCTGGCCGGTACACGGCTGGCCGCTCGCAGCCGCATGGCGCAGGCTCTTCCCTTCCTGCTCGAAGTCTTCGGCAATCAGGCGCTCGTCTCGCAGATGAGCAATATAGGATGGAAAGTCAACGTCCTAGAGCTTACCAACATGGTCATGGATGTGAGCGAGTGGAAGAACAAGCGAGACCTCATCGTCCCGATGACGGACCAAGAGAAGGCGACGCAGGCGCAGAACAATCCGGCTACGCAGGCAGCGCAGTCGCAGGCACAGCAGTTGCAGCAAAAACAGCAGAACGCATTGCAGCTTGAGGACATGAAGATTCAGGGACGCATGGCCGTGCAGACGGTCAAACCACAGGTGCAAAAACTTATAGAGTCACCGCTCGACCGGGCTACGTCCTTCGCCGAGCGAACAGCCGATGAACGCGCAGAGCAAGGCAGTCAATTCTTTGCGCCGGTAGGTGGTGCATAATGACATGCCCTCGCTGCAAAGGAACCAAAAAAATCGTCTATCTCAAGATGGGAGACGAAGCCATCCGCAAGATACACGTCTTGGGCGAGGTTTTGCCCAATGAGCCTGTACCAACCTGCGAGATGGATTGTCCCGAGTGTTTCGGAACGGGGATGGTGTGATGGCGACGACAGAACATTTCGTGCAGATTCTTCCCCGGCACATGCGCTTGCTGGAGAGGCTTATCGAGCAACAAAAAGTGGACCTCCATGGAGGTATCGGATGGCGCGGCCTCATCGAAGGGGAGGACGATTGGACGATGGACGATTTATTCCTTCCACTCCTGCAACGCGGCCTCATCGAAGACCTGACCGCGATCCCTGAATTTGGCGAGAAGGCCGGTAAATATTTTGTCCGTATCACGCCCATAGGCAAGGTGTGTGCGGCCTATGGATGGATGCTCAAGGACCGGCACAAAGGCACAGAGCACGAGTTCCATAAGTTTGCCGGAGAGCTACCGGCACCACAAGATTCATCGCCTGCACAGCAGACAACGAGTGCGATACCCCCGCAGGACAACGCGGGGGATTCGCTTGAAGGGTTAGCATGACAGACGCGATTCGCGACCAACGACGCTTTGGCGTGACCGCCAACCTCTCACCCTCACAAGTCCGCAACCTCTTCGCGCTACGCAATAGCGAGACGTGGCCAGACCTGCTCGACGTGATGGAGCAATGCTGCATTGAAATCGAAACCGTTCTCATCAACACCGATGCCCACAAAGAGGCCGAGGTGCTGGCGAACCACAAGATGAGCAAAGCCGCGTGGATGATTTTTACCCACCTGCAAGAAAAACTGAATGACGTTGTTTCCTCCTACATGGCGAGTGTTGAAAAACCCGTATTCGTTCCACCCATGACAGCGGAAGAGATGGAGCGAGAGAACATCCTCAACCCCACGAACTTTATGCCGCTGGTGGAAGTGGAAGACGGCTACGGCCCCGATTAGGAGAAGGAACCATGAAAAAAGTTTGGCTGAACAACAAACAACCGGATGAGAACGGCGACATCGTACTCGTCATAGAGAACAGCGCAGGCCATCGCGTTTCGACGTTCAAGGGCAAGACCATCGAAGAGGTGACAGACGCCTTGGCGGACGCGCAGGTTCACGCCAACCGGCAACTCGGACGTATCCTGCGACCGGACACCGGACGCCAGCCGCTACAGCTACAGCCCCGCGAGATTACATCGGCAGACCGGCTCCGCTATTCCACCGAGATCACAGACCCCAACCGTGTCGTTGAAGTGGTGGATGAGATCATCACCGCGCGACAGGGTGCAACTCCGGCAACCGTAGCCCAAAAGTTCGCTCAATTCGACAAGACGGACGCCGACACCTACTACCTCAACGAAGCCAATGCGTTCATGGCCGATTACCCGGAATACTATGCAGTGCCGGAGAATCAACAAAAGCTCTTCACGGCACTCCAGACAGCCGGATACGACCTCACGCGCAACAATCTCGCCCTCGTCTTCCAGCAGCTTTGGAACGAAGGCAAGTTGGTCATGCCGCCAACAGTAGACGACAGTATGGAGGAAGAGCCGACCCTCCAGCCTGTAGCCGTTGCTGCGCCAGCGGCACCACCGTCCCAACCGGCCCCACGCAGCGTATCGACCGGGCTGCGTAACTCCGATGCCAATGGGAGCAAGCCAGCCCCAAGGTCTCGGACCCCGATGGTCACACGAGCAGACCTTGAAAGAATGTCCCGAGCAGAGTACAACGAACGGCTACGCGATCCCGTCTTTAGACGAGCCGTGGACGCCCTAGCTTAAGAGTGAAAACAACGCTCCCCTAATCGGAGCCACGAGAAGCGGCCAAGACCCGCACGGAGCCTAATCCTCCAAACAAAATTCACCCGTTCAGGGGGAAACTCCCATGCGTCAAGCATCGGTGGCCGCGTCTCGCGGACGAGCGTTTTTTCACAAGTATGTCGTGCCGGTCATAGAGTTCATCTGCGCCTTCGGTGGGCAGTTGTACATCTATACCGGCAACGTGGGCAGAGTCCATGCCTACGGCGTGTTAGGGATTGGCGTTTCTCCAGCCTCAAACCTGACGACAAATCTCCCGCAATCCACCATCACGTCCTACGACAAGGTGTTTGTCGAGAACCTTAAAGGGAATACTCCGTGGGTCCGGCTCACCTCGCGCCGGATGCTGGATGAGAGCGCCGGTAACAAACTGGCGCTGTTCATGTATCAGAACCTAGCAGCCCCGCCGCTGACGACAGCACCCGAAGGAACGATTCAAACCGGCCTGACCATCAACGTCGTCCAGAACTCGGCGACGATGGGCCAGTACGCCGACTATATGAACATCTCGGACTACGCGCTTGGGACTGCAATTGATCCTACGCTCGAAGCCCTCGGCGTTCAAATGTCGTACCGGCTGGCACAGATCATCAACATGCTCATCCAGAACACGGCGGATGCAGCTTCGTTGGTCGATCCGTTGGTCAACGTGTTGTCGAAGGATGCGACCACACCGCTCGAAGTGACAGACGTTACCGCCGCCGCGCAATCGCTCGCTGGCGTCAACGCTCTTCCACTTCAGGATGGCCGCTACTTCGGCGTCATGCATCCGTTCACGGCTGGCGACATCCTGACTGACAAAACCAACAACTCCATGGTGGACGTGCTCAAGCGTTCGGCTCAGGGCCAAGAGCAGTTGCGCGAGCTACCCGCCCCGGATGGCGACGCGTTAACGGTTTTGGATTGGGGTGGAGTCACCTTCTTCCAATCCACCTTCGTCACCAAAACCCCGGACTATGACGGCGGCACCGGCACCGCTCTACGTACCTATGTCGTAGGGCGCGACGGCATCATCGGCGTCAGCTTCGGCGCGAAGGATCACACCGAAATTGGTAACGGTGACTGGCGCAATTTGCAGGTGTGGATTCGCAGACTCACAGAGCCAACCGGCTACGATCCGTCCCGCATGATTGGCGGATTCGCCAGCTACAACAGCATGTATGTCTGCACCCTTCCACCCGACCCGGTTGCTCGCATCCGGTATATCGACGCGGTGAGCGCCATCGCCTAAAGCTGGAGGTTGCATCTAGCTGCAACGGGGTGGGGGTGCAATCCCCACCCACTCCATCCACCAACAGAAAGGAGTCCGACTATGGCACCTCCGAATATCAAGGAACAGTTCGAGGCGCTGCAACTGGAAGAGATGCAGTTCAGCGTCGCCAAGATGCGAAGCGCCGTTCTCGTGCGAGCCAAGCGCCGTGCGAGTATCGAACGATCGCTCAAGGCCGACATGGTGCGCGAGACCTCGATTCAGGCCTCGTGCTGGCACAAGAAGGGCGGCAAGGGCGTGGAGATGATGTATCGCGGAAGCGATGCACTCTACGCCGTCATCAAGAACATCTTCCCCACCGGCGTCCTCAAGATTTTCTGCCAGCGCTGCGGGAAGAAGTGGGAGCCACCGGACCCGGCACTTAACCAGCGTGGAGCGAGCGCCGAGAATCGCCGCCTCTACGCCCGTCTCTACAAGGAATATCAGGAAGCCGTCAACTTCCCGACCGATAACGAAACCTCCGGGTCACAGCTTTTCATGGTGACGCGAAACGACGCTCCGGTACTTGAGGCGAGCGTTTGAGGCAACCCACTTTGAGATGGCAACCGCAGAAAAAACCTCCGCAGAAAGGGAGATACAACATGACGGCAGACACATTGGATCAGAAGTCAAACCAGCAGGCAGGCGTCAAGCCACTCGACAAAGACGCGCAGGCGAAGGAAGCTAAGGACAGGAACAGGGCCAAGACGAAAGAGCAGCCCTATGAGCCGGGTCCGCAGTACGAGGAAGGCGACCCGGCCAAAGGCAAGCTCGACCCCGAAGAGCAAGCCATCATCACCAGTGGGATCACGATCCCGATCCGCGACCGGCGAGCGTACCTGCTCGACCAAGCGGCCAAGAACGAGTCAGCCAACGACGAGCTTAACGCCCGTCAGGTGGAAGCCAACAAAAAACTCGGCTTGGTGATGGCGGAGATTACAGACCCGGACCGGATGCGCGACAAGTCGATGGAGACAGCCATCGCCGAAATCGACATGCACACGCAGGAGTATGCCGACAACGCGAGAGCGCATCGGCAGGAAGTCTTACGGACCAACGCTCTACGCGGTCAAGGGTTCACGCCGTCAGACCACTTCATCGCAGGGCCACCACCAGCAGCCCCGGAGACAGCCGCACACCGGGACGCCGCAAAGAAGTAGCTCCACCAGACAACGCAGGTAGGAGTGTGTGCGATGGGAAACAGCAGCGTCACCCTGCAAATGATCGTGGACAGCACCGCGACCATCGGCGACCTACGTCCGGTCCTCGTGAATACGGGCGGGTTCTCATCGGAACCCGCCCTCACGATTGCCAACGATGTAGTCGCCGACATGTTCTCGCCTCGCTTTCCGTGGAAGTGGAACAGATTTAAGATTGCACCGTTTCCCACCATCACCCGGCAACAGGACTACGCCAGTCTCAACGTCCGCAACATCGGATGGCTCGAAAACGCCTACCGGCTCGACGCCAACTCGACCGTCATCCCGCCGCTGACGTGGCCTGTCCGTGTCGTCCGTGACATCCCGGTCATGGGCATCGCGGCAGGCTGGCCGCAAATCCTCTGTTGGTTCCCGAATAACCAGCTAGAACAATGGGCGTGGCCCGGTCCAAACAAGACTTACAAAAACCCGGTTGGCCTCATCCCGCAGACGCCTTCGAACTACTCCACGAACATCTACGACGCCAACGGCAACATCCTCATCCTGACACAGTGGGGAACGACCGGCATGACCGCGCCGATTGCACCGCCGCCGCCAGACCCGGCCAATCCGCCGAAAGACTGGCCGATAGGCGCAGTCATCCAAGACGGTACGGCACAGTGGACCGTAGCGGACCCCAACGCGCAAGGCTTTCGGCTCGCTCCACCACCACCGGACAGCAGCGGAAACACATGGCTCATCCGCATCTTCGCGCAGGCTCACGGCCCCTACTTCACAACCCTGCAAGACACGCTCGATCCGATCCCCGATGACGATGCCAAGTATTTCCGTCAGGGCTTCATCGCCTACGCCCACAAATACTCCGCGAATCAGGTGGTGAAAAACCGCCATCTCCAGATGAAACAGGAGTGGCTGAAAGACCTCGCCGGAAACATCTCGCAGGGTGCGAACGAGGAAGAATACTATGCGCAATATCCGGCCATCGGCATCCTCTCTCCCGAATACTTCTCCGATCCCGGCCCCGGAAATCCGTACTGGCGACAGTGGGGAGGCAGATAGATGCCAGCGACACGCAACATCATGTCGAGTGCGCTTTTTTCTCTTCCCTTTCTGGGGTATCAGCCGGTTGATATTTCCAACGGCGAACCGGCTCTCACCGCTGCCAACCTCACCAAGCAAACCATCCTTGGACCTCCGTTCTCGTGGCCATGGAATCGCGCCAACTTTCAGTTCGAAATCGACGGCGACAGCCAAGACTATGACGTGGACCTGTCGAGCACCAACGGGTACGGCTTCGCAGAGAAGGTGTGGGTGACGGATGCACCCGGCAACGTCATCGAAATCATGGTGCGGC